GAAAAGGACTGGGGACGAGTGGTGGAGTATTGCGCCAATGATGTGGTGGCTACCGAGGCAGTGTTCGAAGATCGAAAGAGCGATTTCATTGCTCGTCAAATTCTGGCTGAGCTATCAGGACTCACGGTCAACGACACCACTCAGACGCATACTGCCAAGATCATATTTGGCGATGATGTCAAGCGGGCAAGCAAAGAGTTTATCTACACGGATCTCTCAAAGGATTTCCCCGGCTATAAATTTGAGCTCGGTAAGAGCTACTACAAGGGAGAGGAGCCGGGAGAAGGCGGCTACGTCTATGCCGAACCTGGTATGTACGAGAACGTGGCGGTATTGGATGTAGTGAGCATGCATCCGAAGAGCATCGAGATACTCAACCTATTCGGGCCTTATACGAAGAACTATGCCGCCCTCACCGAAGCCAGAGTAGCGATCAAGCATCAAGACTACGACAAGGCTCGAACCTTGCTTGATGGTCGTCTTGCTCAGTTTCTGGTCGGCGCTGAGAACGACGAAGCCGGTCGTCATGGTAGCGACTTGGCCTTCGCGCTTCGCATTGCGCTCAACATCGTCTACGGGTTGACCTCCGCCAAGTTTGACAATCCGTTCCGGGATATTCGTAACATCGACAACATTGTCGCCAAACGTGGCGCCTTGTTCATGATCGATCTAAAGCAAGCGCTGAAAGAAATGGGCGCACAAGTCGTTCACATCAAAACGGATTCCGTAAAAATCCCAGGGGCGACTCCCGAAATAATCAAATTCGTCATGGAATTCGGAGCCGAGTATGGCTACCAATTCGACCATGAAGAGACATACGACAGATTCTGCCTAGTCAATGACGCTGTCTATGTCGGGGGAATCCAGGCCGTGCCCTGGGAAGAGCACTTCCCGAAGTACACGTGGACGGCGGTAGGCGCTCAGTTCCAGCACCCCTACGTATTCAAGTCCCTGTTCTCGGGCGAAGCTCCCGCCTTTGACGACTACTGCGAAGCACGCAGTGTAGTGAAAGGCACGATGTATCTCGACAAGTCTGGAGTGGAGGAGCCGGACTACACAAAGATGCGTCATGTGGGAAGGACTGGATTGTTCGTACCGGTGCTCTCAGGTGGCGGCAAGCTGTATCGTGTCAATGAGATACTCGAGAACGAACAGCCCACCAAGAAGTATTACACGGTGTCCGGCACGAAAGGTCATCTGTGGATGGAAGCTGATACCGCCGTTGAGGTCAATGAGAAAAGTGATCTGCAGATCGACATGTCATATTTCGAGAAACTGAAGGATGATGCGGTTTCTACCATCGAGAAATTCGGAAACTTTGAGGAGTTCGTGTCATAAAATTTAGAGAAAGGTAGAAGTGTCAAGACACGTTGTACAAAACAAGAAAGGAACGAGGAAGTGGGTATTCGGCTGGGATCAGCCGCTGCAAAGCTTCTACCTTCAGGTCCATGATCTGAGTCTCCCGGAAGATGAGAGAGTGGTTATTTGGCTGGGAGCCGATAAGGACACCGCCATGGAGGATGTGGAGGATCTATTCCACGCCGCCATGACCCAAGGCTTGGCTATCGATCACTCGTATCGAATCGTTCTCTACAGAGAGAAAGATGATGGAGTTTGATGGTCGAAATACCTCGAAAATGCGGATACGAATGGTACGCACGGCATGCCGCACCACCGCCAAAGACAAGAGTCACCTCTAGAAAGCAGGTATGCATCAAACTCAAAGGCCACGAAGATGATCATATGTCTCAGAGTAAAGTCACTGCGGCTAACCGGAAAGAGAGGAGTAAGTGAAGTACCGTAAGAAGTTGCCGTTGATTGAAGCCACGCAATGGCTTCAGCATGGTGATCATTCTCAGGTGCAACCTCTCCCTCCTCCGGATCCTTATCAGGAGATTCCGGAAAACCCATACTGTCCGCACTGTGGCAATCTTATGGTTCGGCATGGGTGTTTAGATGGAGCGGACGGGGAACAGGTCGTTTGTCCCGGTGACTATATTGTCACTAATCGAGAAGGACTTCCTTATCGACTCAGTAGGGGCGAATTCGAATCTCAATACGAACGCTACGTACGCCCTCCCAGGCACGAATCCGTATCCATTTCCGATCTCGAAGAGCGGAAACAACGTCGCATAAGACATGAAGTACCGTAAAAAGCCAGCCCTCGTCGAAGCTACCCAGTGGTTTGCGAATGGCGATCATCCTCAAGATGAATCGACACCAATCGATAGCCCAGAGGGGGCCCAGAGGGCTACCGAGGGGAAAGTTGTTCGGTATTTTCGATCGCTCAATATACCCGGAGATCGATTCTGCCCTCACTGCGGTAACGTCATGCAAATGCATGGCCTGCTCGACGGGTTGAACGGTGAAGAGATCGTCTGCCCTGGTGATTATATTGTCACCGACCCAAAGGGCAATTACTACGTCCTCAAACCCGAAAGATTCGAGGCGATGTATGAGCCATACGCGCCTATACCTCAGCCTCCACCAAAGGTACAAACATGATCATCAATCCCGATATTATGCGTCGAGATACGGTTCAGTTGCTGAATGACATCAACACGCAGATCAAGGAAGTAAAGGAAGAAGCTCAGCGAAGAGGCTTTTCACCTGAGAGGCTACGTGACTCCAATGGCAACTGGGTTATGAGTCCTCTACTTCTGGCCAAGGCGCAGGCGTACGCCACGCTGGTACAACTTCAGGTGATGAAATAAGTCATGGACAACGAGCGATTTACAGAAGAAGCACTCAAGGCGCAAGACGGTAAGAAAGTTCCCTTGACTCTAGAAATCGGAGGGCCGGTTATCGGGGAAGCGACCTTGAGGTATGACTCCAGCTCCGGTAGTTTGATGGCTGACATGACGATTGAGAACCCATCGTTCGCGGAGTTCCTTTCAAAGGGTGACTTCGGAGAGTCCGCCATATTCAAGAAGGAGAGTCCGAATTGCCCTCGCTGTGGTGGTAGTGGCACCATTCCGATTTATCCGGGAGGAGGGTTTGCCCTCAATCCGGGTAACCGTCCAGAGCGGGATATCACGTGTCCCAATTGTAAGGGGACTGGGAAGAAGGAGAGTTAGTGGAGGAGAGCATAGATCCTCGTGTGGAAGAAGTAAAGCAGGCTATCAAAGCCGAATTGAGAAACACTATCCCGCCGAGTATAGATGTAATGCGGGATATTCGATTCGAAGACGCAGCAAAACAGGCGATCGCTATTTGTGATCGACATTCGAAGGAGAGCTGATGGAGCGGATTTCGAATTTGCTCATTCTCATAGCAAATTTGATGGTCCTTGGACTGGTTCTCAAGCTTTACACAGAGCTGTTCAAGGACAAAGCCTTTGATCAGCGGGCAAAGGAGAGTTGATGGCTGCAGAGAACACCGTCATGATGGAGGGGGTGCGGATCATATTCCGCAACTTCTCGGGAAAAGAAGGACAGTACAACCGCGAGGGTGATCGTAACTTCGGGGTCATCCTCCCGCCCGACATCGCCGAGCAGATGGCTGCTGATGGCTGGAACGTCAAGTGGCTCAAGCCTCGCGAAGATGACGAGGATGAGACCGAGACTCCGTGGCTCGCCGTGTCGGTGAACTTCGACAAGGGCAAACCCCCGAAGATCATGCTGATCACCGAGCGGGGTCGCACAGCGATGGATTCCGATACGGTCTCAGAGCTTGACTGGGTCGACATCACCAATGTAGACCTGATCGTCCGCCCCTACACCTGGGAAGTGTCTGGGCGCACCGGCGTCAAGGCCTATCTTCAGTCCATGTACGTCACAATCGAGGAGGATGAGCTAGAACGTAAATACGCCCAAATGGACGCACAATGACCATGCTCATTGCCGGTTCAGTCATCATGCTGGTCGGAATCATCATCGGATACGCAATGGGGGTAGCCAAGGTAGCTTCCTCTGCTGACAAATCCGATAAGTAGTACCCGAAGGAACGTTAGCATATTGTAGTCAAAGCTGATGACCACACGGAAGAAGGTCGTCTTATTTCTCGGATCATAGTTTAGGAGGGACTGATTGATTCGGAGACACACTACATAAAAAAGGTTTTTGCCGCTTCATGAGTGTGACCACAGAAAAGTACATCAGGAAGCCTCTCTACGTCGCCGCCGTGCGTATCACCAACGGAAACTTCGAGGAGATTGCCACCTGGTGCCAAGGAGAGATCCTAGAGGACGATACGCCGGGACAAGGAACCGGCAAGAGGTATATTCACGTTCGGGTCCACAACCCGAAGAACACTCGCCAGACAAAGGCGTTTGTCGGCGATTGGCTCCTCTATACGGAGAGAGGCTACAAGGTCTACACCAACAAGGCCTTCCTCGCCTCCTTCGACGAAGCCAACGATCAGACGGAAGAGCCGAACGGGAACAAGACCTACCCCTACGAAGAGAATGGCGTGACGGTGCTCGGGCCCGAATGCTTCGTTCGCCGCGATGGGTTGATGCTGTGCTGGAAGGGCATGAACTATGTCCCGCAGGCTACGCATGACGAGATCTTCATGGGAAACGAGGAGATCGTGCCAGGCGTCACCGTGAATGCGGCAGTCGACGCCGTTCGAGAAGGGGGCTCGGACAAAACCTAGGTAGGGGAACTCGAGATTTGGGAGGGGACGTAGAAATTGGTGGTAAGGAAGGGCTTCTAACCCGACTGTAAGTTAGCTACGCCACCAATAATCTGGTCGAGAGCCGGTAACGATCTAGAGATGGGTCATGGTGAATTGCGGACTGTATCAAACGGCGGATATGGGGACCTGCCTATTACAGCGTTTCGAAGCCATATAAAGTGATCCCGAACAGGCCACAAGGACGGTAATAGTTCCCTGCCCTCCTTGCTCTAGGTGACCAGAAAACCGTGACGGGACACGCCCGTCGCCGTAAGTCCCTTATAAGGGTAAATCGGCAACACGTGGGGTTTAGCCGCCTGCGTTTGAGAGCATTCTGACTATAGTCGGAACCGTAGATTCCATAAGGTAAGATGACTGCGGGCTCGAGTAAACCCGGGGTAGTGTCCTGGTACCTGCGGGGATCGGCTCCCGCAGGTTATTACGTTTTTGAATAAGCACGATCGGGAGGTCGGGCCCCGCTTGATCCGGGGTGGATGACCGGCTGGCGCGGGCTGACGGAGGGACGCCCGCATATTTCTGAGTGGGATCATCGCTCCGTACGCCCTCCACATAGGCAGGGGTAATGGTCTGCGACCTGTGACGTAATCCAGGGAGTGCCGGTTGCCACCCTTTCCCCAGTAAGGCAATGTCGGCAGCTCAGAAAATTTTTAGAACGGCACTCGATATAAAACACGAACAGCACTCGTACGGGTAAATCGAATCTAAGGGGGGAGCATGGTAGTTCTGATGTCCGTCCTGGCTATGGCGGTCCCAACGCCGGAAATCGCGGTTCCTGTGGCTCACAGAGCCCCTGTGTGCAATCTGGCATGCCGGAGAATACGCAGAAAGCGCCGGATAGTACGACCGTACAATGCCAAGCTCGAGAGGATGGCGTGGTGCGAAAGCCGCAAGCGGTGGTGGATCAACACCGGCAACGGCTTCTACGGGGGTCTGCAGTTCACCTTGGGAACCTGGCGTTGGGTCGGAGGCAGCGGATATCCGCACCAGAACTCCGAGCTCGAGCAGAAGTACCGGGCGGTGAAGCTCATCCACAAGGGCGGATACGGGCACTGGCCAAGGTGCGGGTACGTATGAGGAAATGCCCTTACTGCGACTTCGAATGTGCGGACACGCCTACCGAAATCGCCCACATGAACTCCCGTCATCCCGAGATCATCGCCGAACGTCTCGCTCAGATTGGAGAACCGGTTTATGATCCATTCCTCGTGACTAAACTGGCGCGAGAATGTGTCTTGCACTTCGGGAGCGGATTTCGTCACGGCGATCTCGGACTTTCCCACGAAACCTACGAGGAGATCATCCGTTTTGTCTTTGCCAAGGTAGAAGTCTATGCCTGATCCGTTCGAGGGAAGCGGAGTCAAGCAGGTAATACCTCGAGTGGCGTTGATGATCATCGCTATGGTGGGCACCGCTTTGGATAAGGAGCCGGAGATCGCCATATACCCCCGAAGCTCCTTTGAGGAGACGGGTCCCTGGATCTGCTTCAACATAGGTGAGCGCCGGTTTGGGATCTGGACGGCTACCATGCATCTCTACGAAGCCGACGAAGACGGCGCCATGGGGGTCGATATTCTGGATCCGGCCATGATCGATAAGACATGAGCGACGAATTCTGGCATAAACTCGGCCATCCTCTCATGGGTATAGGAGTTAGATGGTGTTCGATATGCAGTCGATTTTACCGGAGAGAGGAATGAGGCCAGACGATCCACACTCAAAAAGAAAGATTTACAAGAGCAAGACAAGTATGAGTCGTGACACGCTCTATGCCTGTATTTTTTGGGCTAGTGTCAGTGTGGTCGTCGTTTGTTTGGTTATCTTGGTTTATGCAAGCTAATGGGCGAAATCCGAATCTACCTCTGTGCCTTCCGGATTAGCGACTGTTGCCACGCTACCATCAATCGCGTTATCGAACCAGGACGAGAGTTCTTCGTTTGTCAGGGGTGTCATAGATTATGCGAAGCGATTCCGGATCCCAGATGATCGGCGCTCTTCTTGGACCAGGTGAGGTAATGGCTCTCATGATCGTCGGCCTGGCGATAATCACTATCGTCGTTCTCTGGGGGTGGAGAAAGTGAAAGAAAACGAAATAGTTCGCGAAGCGTTGAAATTCTACGCGGACAAGAAGAATTACGAAGTGGATGGTCCACTGGTCGGCGGAGCCTGGGGTTCTCCGCATTATCCCATCGATGATGATCGTGGAGAGAAAGCTCGCGAGGCGCTAAAAGAACTGAAAAAGTAATTTTCTGAGTGGGATCGCCCGTTACCGTAAGATCATCGAGGGCGATCTGCGACCGTGCTAATCACACGGGAGTGCCAGGAGTACCGTGATCTTTCGCCAAGGGTAACGGTAGGCAGCTCAGAAAAGATTCCCCGGGTAACTTGCTTGCGGTTTCGCCCGTGAGTCGCGCGGCCTGGGGATAGGGTGGGGTTCCAAGCATGCCCCCAAGGGGAACTTGGAGCCTCACCCGCCGGTTTTCAAAGATTCTCTCGTGGTCGATGCTCATCCCGTGGAAACCACGAGAGATAGGGCGGGGTGTTCCAGACATACCCCCACCCGGGGCACAACTGGGGCATCCCGTCCGCCACTCTTACCGATTTCAAACAAACCAAGGAGGTGAGTCTATGGCTGTGCTGTTCGTGACCGTGAAGACCTTCTGATGATCCCATCCTCGCCGGCGACAGCCGTACAAATAATCAGAAAGGAAGAACCTGTGATATCCAGCGCCCGGTAAGGTCTCGGACTCCGGCGCCACATACCACTTTGAGGGGGTGTCCTGGCCCGTGCACCCGGGGCTTTTGGGCACCCCCATTTACTTCTTGTCTCCAGCTGGCGGCCGTCTGCGCAGCAGATAGAGGAGCGACGGGGAGAGCCAAGCGCCCGGCCGAGCCGTCCCGGCCGTCGACCCGTTGGTTAGGAGGAAACTCAAGATGCTATCCCCCACGACATGCCCAACCTGTGGCCAGAATGTCCTGAAAGTCACCGAGTCCGACGACACAGAACGCTTCGAGCTTCCTCCACTCCTGTCAACAATTTTCGGAGCCCTCAAAACAAAGGGGTGGACAATAGCTCCAGGAAGATACACCGATCCGGAGGGTAATCACTACGAAAGTTTGGGAGATGTGGTGACAGCCCAGACCCTGCGGGAGATTGGACAAGCCTAAGAGGAGAATCGATGATTCAAGCAGCGCTGAATACCAACAGAGGCCCCATCGGCATCATCGGAATCAACCACGAGAATCTTCGTCGGATGCAGGCGGGTATGCCCTTGGACATCGATATCAAGGGGATCACGCCTCCCGGCACTAAGATGGGTCGTCTGATTATCCACTACGCGCATACCTACGAAGATGTTGTCAACGATATGGAAACTGGCGGTCTTCCGGTTACCGACGCATTACGCGAAGAAGCCAAGAAACTAGACGAAGAAGTAAGAGAGGAGAGTCAGGATGGAAAACCCGATCACGACCCTGGCTCATCTCAACGGGGTCACCCTCGAACTGGATCAGGTTCAGGAGTGGATTGACCGCGCTCGAACCGCCGCTTGGATGAATCAGACGGTGCAACTGGAACTGGATCGTAAACAGGCCGATATCGATAACCAACGAGAACTGATTCAGATCGCGATGATCGACATCGCCAGTCGTAACTAGAAAGGAGTTCATGAACCCCTGGGACCTATCCGCCAGTGATCTGATGATATGGGGACTCGTTATCCATCTCATCGCTGATTGGCCATTTCAGAACGACTGGATGGCTAATCACAAGATGCTGCGACGTATTCGACGAGGAAGAGATAATGTGGTAATTCCTTCACCATGGTGGGATCGTCATCAAGCGGCTTATGTCCATGCTCTTATTCATGGCCTCCTCCTCTCTGTTATCTTCGGATGGGTAGCCATTCTCCTGGCGATTACCCATCTCATCATCGATACTCGCACACCCGTGGTGTGGTGGTCGAAGTGGATCGAGCAGACTCAGCCTCTGGGGAAGGGGGCTCCGATTGTCGACGTCGGTCTCGAGGTTCGTATCTGGACCGATCAGGTCTTCCATATCTTCTGCATAGCTGTTGCCGCCTTGCTGGTCACGCTGTAATTCGCGGATATTTCTCGGTCTATAATGAACCTACCCAACCACCAAGGAGTATCCATGAAGGACAAGCTCAAGACCCCGTTCGGCGGAGGCATCAACACCTCGTTCGTCCACGGAATCGTCATCGGCGGTGTCGTCGGATCCGCAGTCACTCTGGCAAGTCTGATCGCCCACAGGGCGAACTTCACTGACCCCGAGACCACGCTGCACATCCCCGACAGCATCGTCAGGTCGATTCTCGAGACGGGCCTGCCCGTTATGACCACTCGCCACGACGGGGTCCAGCTCATGATTGGACCTTCCTAAGGTCTGTAGTTCAAGAGAGGAGCCATCACGGCTTCTCTTTTTCTCGCGTCGAATACAGGGCATATAATGAACCCCACCCTGTGAAAGGAAAGATATGCCCGTCAAGTTCAAGATTGTCGGAGCTGTCCTCGTCACCCTCATCGTCCACGATCTGGTACGCACCCGACCCCTTCAGAAGAAGTTCGACACCCTCGCCTACGGCACCGCCTGCCTGTACGAGGAGAACGAAACTCTGAAGGAGAAAGCGAAATACCTGATCCACATCCTCGAGGAGAACGAGGTCGAGCTCGACGAATTCGACCTGATCGCGCTTACTCACGATATTCAGCAGGACTAAGTTATGAAGAGGAGCCAATCACGGCTTCTCTTTTTTAGGAGGTACCCCATGCATTACAACACCTTGGATCACATGTACGACGAAATGCTGGAACACCCGGACGAGAGCTTCATCGTCTCCAACTCCAGGCACGCCGCGTTGGTCAGCGTCAACGGCTCGACCTTCTTCATCGAAGGCGACTTCTCCGGTACCCCGGAAGAATGCGAAGCCGAGGCCCGCAGGATCATTCGCAATGCCCAATCTACGAAAAGAGCGAGACCTTCATGACGGCAAGCGCGCTTACCGGCGAGAAGATGGTTCCGGTACTCTATCTCGACCTTGATGGCACGGTGCGATGGGGTAAAGACGAGCTGGGACGATTCGCCAACGGTCCCGAAGATGTTCGCATCTTTGACGAAGTTCCCGCACTACTCTCGAACTATCGGGCTCTTGGATGGCGGATTATTGCAATCAGCAACCAAGGGGGTATTGCGCTTGGGTACATGACCATGGAGACGTGTGTCTCCGCCATGAACGAGACCCAGAAGCAGTGTAATGGCGCTTTTGACAAGATCGCCTGGTGCTCACATCATCCTGACGCCGAAACCCCGGAGATGGCCGTATGCTGGTGCCGCAAACCAAGGCCTGGGTTGGTCATCGAGACCGCACTGGACCTGAACGAGAAAACCGGAGAAATCTACCCACCGCATCTGGGACTGTTTGTCGGTGATCGTCCCGAGGACGAGGAATGTGCTGAGAACGCGGCATTGCGATTCATGCCTGCCGAAATGTGGCGAAAGGGTCTCCACTTGAACGAGCTCACCGATATGAAATGACTTCAGATATTGGCAAGAAACGTAACCGACTGTCCACGGCCTATCCCGGCTGGTCATGGCACGAAAAGGTGGCCGGGTGGTCTGACGAGCAGGTCATCGCTGTCTTCCTTCGCTTCGAGAGAGACGGCTGGCCGAAAATAGAGCCCAAGATAGATCCGAAGCTTCCTCCGGTTGAAGAGCCGAAGGATGAAGATGAGGACGATGAACAAGGAAGGTTATTCTAAGTAAAGAAAGGATTCATGGTAGAAATCAGCTCCCAGATTCTGCTCGAAGAACTTGCCGTAGCTTTCAAAGAATTGGAAGCGCAGGTCAACGTGGTCAAGGCTATGGCCAAAGCGTCGGGGGTTCGGGCAGAAAGGATCCGAGACAGTAAAGGCGACCTCGTCTTGTCCCCACTGTTGGTAGCCAAAGCTCAAACCCTGCATGGTCTGGTTCTTCTCGAGAAAGAAAAACACCTGACCGCCGGGTGTCCGGCATAGACCGGCTGAGACCAGCTTAGAAAGGAGGAGTATGGCCATCCCCGGTTGGGAAGATGAGAATCAGTGTGAGACGCATTCTCATCATGCTCTGCTAGCCGCTGCTGAAGGCATGGCCGCAGCCATCACCATTCTCGTACATCGAAACTTGCTTGACGCCCGATCCCTTCCCGCCGATGCTTTGCTGGATTACATGCAGGAGGTCAACGGAGGTTTCTCGGCCGACTGCTGGTCGGAAGAAGAGGCTGTAGCCAGGCTTCAAAAGACTAGGCGGTGACCATTATGGAAATGAGCAAAGTTATCGAAGCCATGGAGCGCCTCCGCCAAGCTTCTCTCAAAGCAGCCTTTGCGATTCTCGATTATCGTTTATCCCAAATGCCTTTAGAAGATCGTCCAGATCGATCGTGGGAGGTGGAGCGAGAAGAGTTTCTCCGAAACTTAGAAAAGAGGTGAGATGCGCTGCACCTGTAGTCCACCGTCTGATGTTCATTACTACGTAGGCCCTTTCGTTCTAGTCGTTATGTACTGGCCTCGAGACTATCGGGTCGGTGGCGCCTGGAGGTGAGATGTTCGACGTGGATAAGTTGACACTTGATGAGATCGACGAAGAAATTGATCGGACCGTCGACAAGTGGGAGCGTTTGCTGAAATTGCGGGAAGCCGTAGCCGATCAGAACCGGCGTCGAATCGAGAAACTTCTCGCCGAATACCACACGGCGCTCAGAAAGCAATCGCAAGCTAGCCCACCCGACTACCTGACCTTGGGTGAGAGGGAAAAGGCGTAGACCCGCTAAGACAAATTTAGAAAGGAGGTGACGGTATGGCAGAGATTCGCACCGCCGTGAAGATGGATCCGCATCAGAAGAAGGCCCTGGCCAAGCTCCAAGATGGTAATATTCTGTGGGGAGGGGTTGGGTCTGGCAAGAGCCGAGTGGCCCTGGCCTACTACATGCTGACCGAGAAGCAGCAGGATGTGTACGTCATCACTACGGCCAAGAAGCGGGACTCGATGGACTGGGTGACCGAGGCCGCGCGTTTCGGGATCGGTAAGGAACCGGACGCGACGATGGCGGGGATCCTCACCGTCGACTCCTGGAACAACCTTCACAAGTACATAGACGTGAAGGATCAGTTCTTCATCTTCGACGAGCAACGCCTGGTCGGAAACGGCAAGTGGACCAAGGCCTTCCTGAAGATCGCCAAGAAGAACCGCTGGATCCTCCTCTCGGCCACCCCTGGGGATACCTGGCTGGACTACATCCCGGTGTTCATCGCCAACGGCTTTTACCGCAACCGCACCGAGTTCAAGCACGAGCACGTGATCTACGCCCCGTTCTCCAAGTATCCCAAGGTGGAGAGATACGTCAACGTCCAGCGCCTGGTGCGCCAGCGTAACCAGATCCTCATCCACATGCCCTACCCCAAGGAGACCAAGCGGCATCCCGTCAACGTGTGGTGCGAGTTCGACGAGATCACCATGGCCCGCGTCTCGCATGGGCGGTGGAACATCTTTGAGGACAAGCCTATCCGGGACATCGCTGATCTGTTTCATCAGATGCGCAAGGTCACCAACTCGGATCCCTCGCGCCTGGGCGAGGTGTGGAAGCTGTTGGCAGAGCATCCCCGCCTCATCATCTTCTACAACTTCGATTACGAACTGGCCATCCTAAGAACGCTGAAGGAGTCGGAAACCGATTATGCCTACGCCGAATGGAACGGCCACAAGCATCAGGCGATTCCCGAGACGGACAAATGGATCTACGTCGTGCAATACATCGCAGGTGCCGAGGGCTGGAACTGCACGACCACCAATGCCATGTGCTTCTGGAGCCTCACCTATTCGTACAAGCTGTGGGAGCAGGCCCACGGCCGGATAGACCGGATCAATACTCCGTACGAGGATCTCTATTACTACACGCTGAGATCCAAGGCGGCCATCGACTGGGCGATCTGGAGGTCGCTCAAGAGCAAGAAGAATTTCCAGACCAAGCATTTTGACATGACAGGCGAGGAATTTGCAGAGTTTCTATACCAAAGGTAGAATTCAGATACTGGGAATGGGGTTTTTCGAGCTAAGTTGGCGCGTTCCCGCTCGAAAATCGCTTTGCCAAGCATTTTGCCAAGATTTTTTTTGGCAGATTTTGTGAACAAAAGTCCTGCATCTCGAGCTTTTTATCTTGAAAAGGGCTTGCCAAGATTTCAGGGCAAAAAAGTTTTTATATCGTTCATGCCAATATCTGTTTATACTCCCTACGCGCCCCCGCGCAAGTATATACATACCCTCATAGGAGTAACAGATACTGACATGCGTTTCAGTAGAAACTTTTTACCTCAAAAATCTTGGCAGATACTGGGAGCTGAAAAGCCCGCTATTTAGGGGAATTCCCAGTATCTATTTGCCCGTTTTGCCAAGATTTTGCCAAGATTTGCCAGAAAGGGAGGGTATGGAAGCACCCAAAAAGCCGTGTCCTTGGCATGCGGAAACCATCAATCCTCGTACCGGACGACTTGGGAGTCTGTATTGCGAGGTTGGACCAGAGGGTCATGAAGGTGCTCATATTGGGGAACTTTCACGACAAGAGTACCTAAGAAGGCTGAGAGCATGGCGTCGGGGTTCTCAGAATGAAATCCGAGAGAAAGGATTACATGGCGTTGTTGAGTAACCCGGGGGAACGTATGTGGCGTACGGACTTTCGACTGGGACGCAGTGTCTACGCGCTGTTGTCTAATGATGTCTCGAAACCCTCTACGCAAGATCCCCTCATAGGAACGATGGAATCTTCGGATCTGGCTCAGAATGTGGTCGACACTCATAACAATGCCCTCAAGAAGTATGGGCGGCACTATCTTCGGAGGTTGAGTGATGGCTAATGATACCGTCAAGCCTTATAGAGATCCTGTTCCTGGTCGTGGATCAATTGAATTGCGTCGGACAGCCGCGGGCGTATATTCGTGGGTAATTACTATCTGGACCGATGCAATTGTGACGGATGCTCATCTAATCGGTATGGTAGATTCGGTAGAACGGGTGGACAAGGAGCTGAAAAACAGATATCCTGTCGACGGCTCGCCGGTTGAGTGATGACTGAAATCTACGAATACAAGAAGGTCAATGTCTCTCTCGAGCCGCCCCTCCCCAATAGTATGCGCAAGCCGACTATTGAGACAGCGGCTAATCGTTGGGCGACCATGGGGTGGAGAACCGTGGCAATCATACCGTCTTCTGGATTAGGTTACGCCGATGCGATTTTGATCGAGCGAAAGAAGGAGAGGTATGGAGGAGAGTTATGAATGACAACGGTTGGATTCCCGTTGAGGGCTTTCCCGGTTACAGCATAAACCCCCTGGGACAGGTTTCGAGAGATTCGACTGGTCGGTTACTAGTTCCGAGATACAACCAGTACGGGGTTCCCTATGTAGGACTCATGCGACAGTGGCAGCAGTGCAGTCGCTCTCTTCCGCGGCTAGTGGCTCGAGCGTTTCTTCCGGCTCCTTCGGATATTTTCGATACCCCGATTCAGATTGACGGGAATCGATCAAACTGTCGAGTAGACAATCTCATGTGGCGTCCTCGATGGTATGCCGTGCTTTACAATCGTCAGTTCGATGATCGTTATGATCATCCGCTCAATGTGCCGGTTAGGGCGATAGGCGAACCAGAACGATTTCCAAATTCTTTGGCAGCAGCTTGTCGTTACGGACTCTTAGAGCGTGAGGTGGTGTTGTCGGTTGTCAATCGGACACCGGCTTGGCCTACCTATCAATACTTTGAATTAGTGACGATGACCTAATGGAACCAGAAATCCTGGTCAATATTTCGTTACGACTTCCGCAAGCAGATCGTCGAGCTCTGGCCGACCATTTGACTCCCGTTATCAAGGAGGCTATCATTGCTGGAGGAGACACCGTACATGTCGTTTTGCAGCCATATGACCCTGATGAAGACTCGGGTTAGTGAGCAAAACACACCTTATTTTTTTTCAGATACTGGGACGCGACTAAATCGCGGCATATAATAGAAGGAGGGCAAGTATCTCGAAGTTGATGTCTCTTTTTTTCTCGATGAAAGGAGGATCATGCCTGCTGAATCTGCGTTTCAAACGAAGTTCATCAAGAAGCTCAAACGTACTTTCCCAGGATGTGTTCTCCTGAGAAACGACCCTCGATATCAACAGGGAATGCTTGATTGGACGCTGCTGTATGGCGACACTTGGGCTTCTCTGGAGATCAAGGCATCACGTACAGCGAAGCGTCAACCGAATCAGGATTACTTCGTAGAGCAGCTCGCAGACATGTCGTTTGCAGCCTACGTCTATCCTGAAAATGAAGAGGAGGTGCTCGCTGCGCTTCAAGAAGCATTCGCATCTCGAGGGGCAACATGCGTTCCTTAGTCCTAGTTCATATCACTGGATCAACTATGACGAAGAGAAGCTCGCATTCCGATACAAGACTCTGCGCGCGGCACTGGAGGGTATAGAACAACATCGCTACGCTGCGATCTGTATCGAAGAGGGAATTGTCCAAGATGATGAGACGACCACGGTTGGGTTGTACATCAACCAGTGCATCCAATACAAGATGTCGCCTGAGGTGGTATTGTTCTATTCGCCCAATGCCTTTGGTACGGTGGATGCTATCGCCTATCGGTATCGGCTGCTTCGTATCAGTGATCTCAAGACTGGGGTTACCCGAGTTTCAGAGCATCAGCTCGAAGTCTATGCTGCGCTCTTCTGTCTTGAATACAAGATAGATCCGTTTTCTCTACGGGGCATCGAGCTCCGTCTCTATAAGGACGGTAGAGTACATTTGTACGATTCCGATCCATACTTCATAAAGGGAATCATGGACAAAATTGAAAAGTTCGATGAGATTCTCAATCGGCTCAGAGAGGAGGTTTCGTAGTGAAGGTTGCAGAAGAAGACTATCTCATGCACTACGGAATTCTCCGCAAGTCGGGCAGATATCCTTGGGGGTCCGGAGAGAACCCGTTGCAGCGATCCAAGACATTCTTGGACACCATTGAGCAACATAAGAAGATCGACGGGATGACGGAATCCGAGATCGCCAAGGCGTATTCCCCCGTGGATAAAGATGGAAACGTCATCAAAGATGAGCAGATGACGGTAGCGGATCTTCGAGCTACGAAGTCTAGGGCGGGTAACGAAGTAAAGCAAGAACAGATTCGTACCGCGCAACGCCTTCGAGACAAGGGCATGGGGCCATCTGCGATTGCAAGGCAGATGTCAACCGACGAGAAGAAAGTGAGCGAATCCACCGTTCGTTCGCTTCTGGAACCGGGTCGTCTAGAGAAACTCGATATTCTTCAGTCTACGGCGGATATGCTCAAGCGACAGGTCGAAGAGAAAGGTTTCATCGACGTCGGAGCCAACGTCGAGAAGGATCTTCCCATCGGAGATAATCCTTCGACACGAATCGGTATCAGTCCGGACAAGTTCAAGACAGCCCTTTCCATGCTCAAAGAAGAGGGCTACAACGTTCATCCGGTACACATTCAGCAAGCGGGTACAGGAGAAAGAACTAAGTATCTAGTCCTTACCAAGCCGGGTGTGACCAAGCAAGAGGCGTTCGCCAATCGTGACAAGATTCGATTGATCGCGGAGAAATCCGATGATCATGGTCGAAGCTGGCAGGATGTTGGGTTCAAGCCGCCTCTTCATATCTCCGCCAAGCGTGTAGGTGTTCGATACAAGGAAGAGGGCGGAGCTGACGCGGATGGTGTTATCTACGTCCGTCCTGGAGTAAAGGACATTTCTCTAGGAAAGTCGCGCTATGCTCAGGTTCGAATTGCGGTGGGTGGAACTCACTACCTCAAAGGCATGGCCGTCTACAAGGACGATCTTCCTCCTGGTGTCGATCTTCAGTTCAATACCAACAAGTCGAAGACGGGTAATAAGCTCGATGCTTTGAAGCCGCTCAAGAAGGTCAAGGAAACCGGAGAGGTTGATCAGTTCAATCCTTTCGGAGCCGTAATCAAAGAGGGCGGCCAGATTCTGGGTAAGAACGGTAAGCCTACGTCGGTGATGAACATTGTTCATGAAGAAGGAGATTGGGATACGTGGTCGAGAACCATCTCTCGGCAGGTACTTTCTAAGCAGTCTCCTGATTTCGCCAAGACCCAGTTGGACGTGACCTTCGATCGACGGCGTTCTGAATTCGAACAAATCAAAGGTTTGACTAATCCGCAGATCAAGAGAAAGCTTCTTGAAACGTTCGGAGATGAGACCGATTCTGCCGCCGTTCATCTCAAAGCGGCTAACCTGCCTCGGCAGGCAACCAAAGTCATTCTTCCTTCGAATCGGGTAAAGCCCGATGAGATCTTTGCGCCTACGTTTGACAACGGAGAGCGCGTTGCTTTGATTCGGTACCCCCATGCGGGACGATTCGAAATCCCTGAGCTTACGGTAAACAACCGTTCTCGAGAAGTAGCTAAGATGTTCGGGGGTAGAGATGTTCCGGATGCGGTAGCTATTCATCCCAAAGTCGCTGAACATTTGTCGGGTGCTGATTTCGATGGCGATAGTGTGGTGGTCATTCCCAATCGACGGGGTGTTATCAGCAAACAACCCCCTCTCGAAGGATTGAAGGACTTCGATCCTCAGACCTACAAGGTTCCCTATGGGCCTAAAAGCAAGAAGTTTCCTGATGGTAAACCTACGGTTACTTCGGTTCAAAAGCAGCAGCTCATGGGGGATGTCTCCAACCTGATCACCGACATGACGATCAAGGGGGCCAACAATGACGAGCTTTCTCGTGCTGTTCGTCATTCCATGGTGGTCATTGATTCCGAGAAACACAATCTCGATGTCAAGGCTTCGGCTCAAGCCTACGGAATCAACAATCTAAAACGTACGTATCAAGGGGTACATCCAAAGGGTCAACTTCGTGGTGCGTCTACGCTCATCTCTAGAGCTACGGCACAGACCCATGTGCCTAAGCGTAAGGATGCCCCTGCTGGTCCAGGAGTAGTTCGTGTCTCAAGCGGGACTATCGATGTCAGGACTGGTGAGAAGCGGTACGTTTATACAGGTGAGCCTAAGAAGAAACAGGTTGTCGATAAGCGCACTGGTGAGAAGCGTACTATCACCCTTGATGAGCCTGCTACCTTCAGGTCTAAGCAGTTGGCTGAGACTACTGATGCGTATACCCTTGTCTCTGAAGGTAGGGGTGTACGGATTGAGCAGATCTATGCTGACCATTCCAATAGACTCAAGGCGTTGGCTAATGAGGCACGTAGAGAGGTGGTTAGGACTAAGCCTATCCCCTATTCGCCCTCAGCTAACAGGGTGTACAAGCATGAGGTGAACTCTCTCAAGGCGAAGCTGAATGAGGCTGAGAAGAACTCCCCCCTAGAGAGACAGGCACAGGTAGTGGCAGGACGGATCTATTCTCAGCTAAAGAGAGCTAATCCAGAGATGGAGAAGGATGAACAGAGGAAGATCAAAGGTCAAGCACTGAACGAAGCTAGACTTCGTACTGGTGCTGGTAAGACTAGACTAGGATCTAAGAGAGCTCCTATCACAGACCGTGAATGGGAAGCTATTCAAGCTGGTGCTATCTCTAATGAGATGTTGAAGAAGATTCTAAACAACGCTGATCTAGACGCTATTAGGCAGCGTGCTACACCTCGTCGTGAGAATCCAGTGATGACTGATGTCATGATGGCTAGGGCTAGGCAACTGCTAGGCTCAGGTGCTACACCATCTGAGGTAGCAGATGCACTGAACATTCCTGTGTCCACACTACAATCAAGTCTTGCGTCATGATAGGAGATGGAGCAGTGGACGCTGACACGCCTACCGTACCTAGCCGACCTGAGTACATGCTGACAACAATGGACAATCCATACGATCCATTCACACAATGGGATGAGTGGTTTGCTTGGGATCAGGCCGCCGGGTACCATACGCCTGGACTACTAGCTAGAGTAGCAAGGCTATCCGATGACCTTGCTGAAGCAGATGTGAATCGTGCGATACAGGAAGCAATTGATGAGATTGTTCGAGAGAATGTGCTTGGTGTGTTTCGTAAAGTAAAAAAAGGAGAAGTGTCGTTACCTAAGCAAAGCTAAAGGTAGATGAGGTAACAGTGACGGAACACAATGATGAGGAAGAAGAAGCAAAGCAATACCAATATCGTCGACATCGTTGGACAGAAGCTGATGTCAGGTCGATGACAGATAGGGAAAGAGATCGAATAAAACGTTTCTCTGAAACCGTTCGTCACATGATGCGAGAAATACAACGACGAACTACGAGAAGATGAACGAAGAAAAGGGTAGGGGGGAGGGGGTCAAAAAATTAGGCCCCCTCCTGTATCGCCCGGCTCTAAAAAATAGCCCCGGTGGGACTTTTTGTAGGAACAAAGTGAAAGGTACCCCTTGGAAAGGGCCGTAAACCCCCTTCAACATTCTTCCAATCCACGAGAAAGCGAGGCAAACAATTCACATCACCAACGACGAGCTGGCTCGACGCTTCAACTACCATCCTGCGGACACCGAGGAGAAGAAAGAGCGTCATGAGCAGGTGCGGGCCATCTGTCTCGGGGCGGGAGAGGAGCTGGTCGAGGTGACGGGGGCTCCTTGCCGGGAGCAGTCGCTCGCCATCACCGCACTCGAGGAGGCAATGTTCTGGGCGAACGCCGCTATCGCCCGAGAGATCACAGCACCCGGGTAAACTCGGTCAAGTTCAAGCAAACGAAAGGAGTGTGAACATGGCCCGATCAAGAACTAGCAACGGCAACGGCCGGGCCCCGGCGCGCACTCCTGAGGCCCGTGAGCTCGAACTTGCTTCGGCGGCCTACGATCTGGCCGAAGAGCAGATCAACGCCGGAACCGCATCGTCGCAGGTCATCACCCATTTCCTCAAGGCCGGATCCATGCGTGAGCGTCTCGAGCAGCAGCGCATGGAACACGAGATCGAACTGATGGACGTCAAGCGCCAACAGCTCGAAGGCCAGAAGAAGGTGGAGGAGCTCTACGTCTCAGCGCTCGAGGCTATGCGCTCGTATTCGGGCTTTGGTCCTTCGCCTGAGATCGAAGACGATGAGCGACCAGGCTGAGAAGGCCATCGACAAGGCCACGGAGAAAGTGTGCATCGAGCGATGGCATTGGACCTTGGCAAAGGTGATTGCCGCGCTAACCATAATTTCCGCCATCGCTCATGTTGGTGAGGCGGTCGGTGAGATTGTGAAGCTGGTTCCATGAGGACGAGAAGGTATTCGGAACTTCGTCGTTTACCAACCTTCGAAGAGCGGTTTGAGTATCTCTCACTGGGTGGTGAGGTTGGGGTAGCCACCTTCGGCTTCGATCGCTGGATCAACCAGAACTTCTACCGTTCTCGGGAATGGAAGCAGGTTCGGGAACGAGTCGTGTTTCGAGACCAGGCTTGTGATCTTGGCGTTCTGGGTTACGAGATTCATCATCAGTTGCTGGTTCACCACATGAATCCGGTTACCTCCGAAGCTCTCGAACACGGTGAGCAATGGGTGCTCGATCCGCAGTACTTGATCACTACCACTCACCGAACCCACAACGCCATCCACTACGGCGACTACAGCCTTATTCCCAAACCGCTGGTCGAACGACGCCCGGGGGATACTCAGCTATGGTAAGCGAAGGAAAGCGCAAGCGTCGTCGCTTGGAAGATATTGAGGCCGACCTTCGAGCCAAGGGAACCATCGGCTGTCACTGTTTGTGTCCGATTCTTCATCCTCATCAGCGGGGTATTTGTACCGGAGCAGCGCAACGCAACGTAAAGCTGTATGACGTTGCGGTTTCCATGTGCGAGCCTTGCGCTGGTATTCATGCCTAGCAAAGATGATCTTGAGAAGAAGGAGGCACGCAAGAAGAAACGACAGGAACTCGAGTTACGTATCGGCCGTACTGTCTCGGGTTACGACTGGCTCCGCCGTGTCGAACAGATCGGAAAGGTCGATCCATGGACACGAACTTCCGACAAACGTTCGAAAGGAGAGTAAGGTGGCAAGAACCCGCCATCGGTTGAGCAAGCATTTCGTGGTCGAGGAATTCGACTGCAAGGACGGAACCAAGGTTTCGCCACGCGACTACAAGGGCCTCGAGTATCTGTGTCGTCAGTACCTCGAGCCCATGCGCCGTCGGTATGGCCCCTGCTCGGTTCATTCCGGTTTCCGTACCCATTCGTGGAATGTCCACGTCGGAGGCGAAGACGGAAGCTATCACGTCTATCCGGAACACGACGGCAACGACCAGGCCGTCGACGTGTCGTTCGCGAGGGGCAACTCCTCGAACTGGCACGCCACGGCGAACTGGATCCGACGACACAAGCGGAGGGGCCGAGGAGGACTCGGGCTTTACCGCACGTTCGTACATATCGATCTGCGCGACTACGCCGCCAACTGGCGGGGATAAGCACCTATTCACAAGTTGAGAAAGAGGGGAACGAAGTGAGAAGGATTATTTTGGCCACGATGGCCATCATGGCAGGGATGCTGCTATTCGCAGTATCAGCACAGGCACAGCAGACACCGTGTGCCAACGGCAACCCGACCGATCTCTGTGGGGACAACATCGAGGTCGTGGTCGAACCCGCGGGGCCCAACTGTCCCGCCGGGGGCATCAAGATCATCGTCATCAAGGGTCAGGACGATCGCAAGCCGGATCGCAAGCACAACGATCCCGACGACAAGGTCTTCTACGTCTGCAACGGCGTCGCCGGTCCGGCCGGACCGCAAGGACCTCCTGGAGCGCCTGGGCCGCAAGGACCCCCTGGAACTCCCGGTGATCGTATCAACGTCGTGACCGAGCCTGCCGGGGCCAACTGTCCGGCAGGTGGAGTGAAGGTCACCATCGTTCGCGGTGCTGTGGACACGGTTCCTCCCACTATGGGCGATCCTGCCGATACCACGTTCTTCCTGTGCAACGGAGTACCCGGACCTCAGGGAGAGCCTGGCGAGCCGGGGGAATCCCCTACTGTCACGGTGGAACCGGCGGGCGCAAATTGCCCGACCGGTGGTATCCGTGTCGAAGTGCCCGACAACGATGATGAGGGAACGGCTCCGCAGGTCTTCTATATCTGCAACGGGCTACCGGGAGCGGCTGGCCCTACTGGCCCTCAGGGTCCGGCAGGTACGCCAGGCGGTCAAGGCCCTTCAGGACCAGTTGGACCTGCTGGACCAAGAGGTACGGACGCTCCGACAGCGTGCGCATCGGGACGAACCGCGCGATGGCGAGTGATCGTGGTGCGTACCCATCGGGTGGTGGGATTGCGAGCCTTCTTCGAAGGTAGCCCGACTCCCTTCACGCGCGGGCTCACGCCTAACGGACGCGTGATGTACACGGTCCAGATCAACCTCAGCGGCCTGCCCCGTGGTGTCTACACGGCTCGGGTTCGCTATCGGGTCAGTGTTCGAGGCCGTTCGTTCCGAAGAGGCACCAACGTCAGTATCCGACGGGCGTGTTACGGCAACGTCCGCGGGGGTTTCGGCGAAGGTCTGAACCGCTTCCCCATCGCTTTGATCTAGGGTGGGGATTACTAACATCGAAGTTCTATTTCCTGAGGGAGGCAGTATGAGCGAGACAACGCCCAACCCGGCAGGGGTTCCGGCGCCGGGTGACGACCCGCAGAAGGATGAGTCGCCCAGCCCCGCGTTGCCGGTCGACAACCCCGACCTGCCGCCGGAGGGTGACCCCGACGAGGTCGAGGAGGACCCGGTTCCAGAGGAGGACTTCGACGATCCGCACGGCGACGACTCGATGGACAATCGCGAGACGCCCGAGGAGCCGAACGATCTGTCGGACGTCGACAAAGAGTTCGACGACGACGAGGACGACAGCTCGGGGTGAGCGACGTCCCGATGGGGCCTCGCCCTGAGGCAGCGAAAACCTCGACAACTGCAATCAAGGAGGTGAACTACTTGCCGCAATCGAAGAAGAAGCGGTCGTCTCATAAGGTGTCGGACGAGTCCGGGCCGGACGAGCAGAAGGACGAGCAGCCCGAACCGGAATCACAGGTTCAGCAGTCGGAGGATCAGCCGACAATCGGGGAGTCCGCACCGCCGACAGACCCAGCCGAATCGGATGAGCCACAGGCCCAACCGCCCGAGGAGGACGAGCCGCAGGCCGAACCACAGGCTAAGCCGGAGGAGCCATCCGAGCCGGAAGAGACAGAGGAGCCGGTTGAGCATCCTCCGGTAGACGACCCGGAGGAACGTGAGCGTCTGGCCCACGAAGTTCGGGCAGTTCACAACGAGCGCACTGGCGGAGGACCCGTCCACGAAGGCGAGGTTCGGCGTCAGCGAGAAGAGCATCTCGAGCGTGTCGGAGACGCCAGTCTCTGATCAATGTGTGGTCCCGTCGTAGTCAGGTGCCGACCCTCCAGTAGCACCTGCGCCACTGCCCGCAAGCCGAAGGACCGGGATAGGCTTGCTTCATATTCATACAAAGGAGTGATGACTCTGCACGACGAAAAGGATTCACAGCAGGAGCCGAGGCACGACTCGGGTCTCCAGACGCCGCAGCCGGATCAACCGATGCCGACGGAGCAGGAGCGACGTGACGAGGACACCACGGTCACTCGGACCACCGAGACCACCGAAGTCGTCGAGGAGACCAGCAGCGATACGTAGCAGTTCAACTCGGAGCCCGAAAGGAGGTGGAGAATGGAACAGAGCATCCTGAAGAGTACCAAGAAAATCTTGGGCATTGGAGACGATGACACGTCATTCGATCTCGACATCATCACTCACATCAACTCGGCGTTCTCCGTCCTTCACGATCTGGGCGTAGGCCCCGAGGAAGGCTTCGTCATCGAAGACGATACGGCGGAGTGGGACTCATTTCTTGCCGACGATCCGGTCAAGATGGGCAAGATCAAGACCAGCGTGTGGCTGCGCACCCGTCTCCTCTTCGATCCTCCTACTTCAGGATTTCTGCTCGAGTCGACCAAGGAGCAGCTTCGAGAGCAGGAGTGGCGTCTCGTCACTAATCGCGAGGCGACCGAGTGGGTTGATCCTGATCCGCCTGGTGCTATTGACGAGGATGAGTCGCCGATAGTGATCGGAGAACCGCCTTTGTATTTGGATGGCGGTCCGGCATGAGTCCTACAGTCCCCTCTTCTACTTCATTTCGACGGCTCAAACTTCGTCGTGATACGAGTTCTAAGTGGGCGTCAATCAATCCGGTACTGTCCGAAGGTGAACCCGCTGTCGAACTGGATACAGGAAGAATCAAGATTGGCGATGGGATAACGTCTTGGAACGACCTGGGTTTTCTCAGATCTACTGAGATGATCGAGCATGTCAACTCGGTCAATCCCCATCCCGTCTATGATCAAGGTCGGGAGTCTACTGACATAACCGCTCATATTGACTCCGAAACACCGCATCCCGTCTACGATGACGGACCTTCTTTGGCTCTCCTCTACCAGAATGCGAAGGTGTGATCTTGTCACTCCAACTCCGTATCACTGACCTGGTCACAGCGATCGGAACTGACATCAAGCAGCTCCGAACTTGGTTGACTGGCTCTTCGTCCGGAAACCTTACCGGGCTCACCACAACGGCCAAGGGTGATCTCATTGCGGCCATCAACGAGGTCAACGCCAAGCCCGTCGGCGGTACTCCGGCTGATGCCAGTGAGACGGTCAAGGGCATCGACGAGCTGGCCACCCTGGCTGAGGTAGCTACGGGTACCGATGCTCTTCGTATCGTCACGCCCGCGGGGGTTCGTCAGGAACGAACGGCACTCAAAGCCGAGATCCTTGGTGCCGGTGTGCCTGCTGCTCTCGATACCCTGGACGAGTTGGCACAAGCGCTGGCCGACGACGCCAATTTCGCGGCCACTACCACGACCGCGTTGGGCAACCGACTTCGCGTTGACACGGCGGCTCAGGGCTTGACCGCTCCTCAGCAGACCAACGGTCAGACCAATCTCAACGTCTATTCCAAGACTGAGATCGGCAATCCTGAAACTGATCTTGTCGCCGCCTATACGACGGCGAAGGCGTGAGCCTGGAGACACGCCTCACAGCTCTGACCGCAGCTGTCGGGGCGGACATCAAGGCGCTTCAAGCCTCGGGAGCCGAACAGCAACAAAAGCTTACGGCGACGTATGTCAATGCTACGGTTACTGGTACTAATGTATTCGCAGGCTTTACTCCTCTGGCCAACAAGCGGTATGCGATTGAAGCTGTGCTGGTAGCGCAATCGGCGGCAGCTGCGTCAGGTATTCAGATCGCCCTGCTAGGACCGAGCACTGGTATCACTCGTGCCACGGCTCGAGTTGTCACTCCTTCGGGGGCGGCGGCTGATTTGATCGCCAATCTCAACGCGTTGAATGCGTATACGGCGGCAACCGCCAGCCTTACTACTCCTCATCTTATTCTCCTTGATGGCGTTGTCGAAGTCGGAACCCCGGGGGCAGGCAACATTCGCATCGGGGCTCGAGCTGAATCGGCAGCGGCCAACGCGGTTCAGATCTTTCCCGGCTCTTTCATGCGGTGGAAAGATCTTGACACCGTGGGTGTCCCGTTCGGCAGCCAGATCAAGAAGACCGAGGTCACTCTCAATCGGGATGCCATTCAGCAGCTTCCGGTTACACCGGTCATGATCGTTCCCCCAACTGAACCGAATCTCAACTATAGCGTTGCGGCCACCGAGTACCCGGTCTTGGTCAATACGGCCTTTGCCCTCAAGATTGGATCCTCGTATGCGAACTTCCGTTCAGAGGGAGCCAACGTTGATCCCAATCCTCTGGTACTTACCTATGGACAGGATTGGAGCTTGACCGCAGCTTATAGTGTCAACGAAATCCCTGACTTCTCGACAGGGGTCACAAGGATCAACACGGTGGACATGCAGGATCTCATGTCGGCCGGGGGCAAGGAGTGGTGGGGTGAGTTCAGCAATTCGCTCAGCCCTAGTGAACCCTCACTCAAGGATAACGGTCTCTGGTTGACCATGTCTGGTCCTCCCGGGGCTCTTACCGGAGGTTCAGTCGGCGACTTCCTCAAGATTACCGTCTGGTATGAGATGGTCAAAGTAACTCTCTAGAAAGGAGGTGATCATGAGTGGCCGTGCAATTCAATTTCGTCGAAGAAATGCTTCTGCCTGGGTAAGTTTGAATCCCGTCCTTCTTCGGGGGGAGCCCGGAGTCGAGATCAATACCGGCCGGTTGAAGATTGGTGATGGAACCAGTCCGTGGACGGAGTTGGCCTATGTAGGTGGCGGCGAGTCGGTTGGTAGTGGAGAGGGTCCTCAAACCGTTCGCCTTACGATCCCCCACTCCGAAATTCTTACGCTTTACAGCACCCCCAAGGTTCTCGTCGAGCCAACCGAAATTCTCGACTACGAAGGACTACCAACCACCATCCCCTGGCCGATTGCCTGCACGGTCGTCGGTATTAGTGATGGCGGATCGCCTTATGTTCTTGCCGGTACATCTCCCCATATGTGTCTTTTACTCTCTACCGGCGAGGACGTAATCATAGCTAGAAGCAGGCGTGTTGTAAAAGTAGGTGGAATTTTGGCGGATACGAATAGCGATTTAGTACCAGATGTTACACAAGATGCCTTCATCTACGAACCATACGTTTGGCTACCCTCAGGTGGTCAAGCTGGTATCGCCGCTCAATTCAATGAGTTTGGCGAAGCGATACACGCCAATTTCAAGGGGAACCTCCAAGATAATGGCATTGCTCTAACTATGGGGGCTGAAACTGGATCTAGCAATCCGACCGGCGGAGACGCAAGCAATCGATTCGAAGTCTTTCTTACTTACATCACCCTCGAACTTTCCTAGAAAGGAGGTGACGCTTCAAAATGGGTAGTAATCTGGTCATCGTAGCTATTCCCGATGAGAACGATCGTGTCTGGAAGATCTCCAGTGAGAAGATTCCCCATCTCACCCTGCTGTTTCTGGGCGATTCAGATCAGATATCGAATCTTCAATCCATCATGCAGTTCGTAGAGCATGCGACAAGCACCTCCTTGAAGCGATTCTACCTGCCGGTGGATCGTCGCGGCGAGTTGGGGGCCGATCAGGCGGATGTTCTCTTCTTCAAGAAGGGCCGTTACGACTTCAAGGCGGTTCGGGATTTTCGCAGCTTGCTGCTGAAAGATTCCAACGTCAAGACCGCCTACGACTCTACCAAGCAATTCGAACCTCCTGAAGCAGTAGGGGCTCCTGGGCAATCGTGGATTCCGCATCTGACGCTGGGTTATCCTGCAACTCCGGCCAAGCAGATTCCTGACGATCAGTTCGGATCGATCTACGACGTCAGCTTCAACAAGATCGCGGTATGGACCGGTGACTTCGAAGGTCCTGAGTTTCTGCTCAAAGACTACTGGGAGGAGTTTGACGAGATGGCGATACCGATGGACGTCGCCATGAGCGATCTCCAGCATTACGGGGTCAAGGGCATGCGCTGGGGAGTTCGAAACAACACGAGTGGGGCGGGGGAAACACGCCGAGAAGGGATTCAACGATATCTGGATCCGCAGGGGCATGAGCTGTCTACTGATGCGGCCAAGATTGCCGCCGGTGTCATCGTTCCCGTCATCCAACCGCTTACCTGGCCTGCCCAGATCCGTGTGGCCCGAGGTGGAGTTCGCGGCGTCGGGGCCAAGCTGGCTGACAGAGAAGAGAAGAAGTTCAAGAAGAAGGCCCAGTCGGCCGAGAACTTCGTCAAGATCCATAACGGATCGGGCGAACGCTTCAACCGAGAAATCGGCGCGATCAACAAGAAGTATCCCGACGATCTGACGAAGAACCCTGCGAAGCAGAAGCAGTACGACGGTGAAGTTCAGAAATTGATGCAGGATGCTTATCGCCAATCGGCCAACTCGATTGGCAACAAGCGTCAGACCATGCATCTCGATGTCAAGTTCAAGAACGATGGCTACGACTTCACGATTCACGCCAAGGAAGGCGCTCCGACCCCGCTTCCCAAGCGGGTCAAGCATGCCGCTGAGGATGAAGACGAAGTCGTCACCTTCTCGGGCAAGATCCTACGCGATGCCACTGGTCATATCGTAGGCCTCAAGTTCGACGACTTCGAAGTGGACGCAATGGCTCAGACTGCCGATCTCGGTGCCGAGTTCCTTGCTCACTACGGGGTCAAGGGTATGCGCTGGGGGCATCGGAAGGCGCAGGTTGGCGCAGGTGCCCGATCTGTTGGACGCGGAGTCAAGAAGGCGGCTAAGGGTACGGCCAGGTATGTCGGAGATGTTACCTTCGAGAATCAGGTCGAAAGTGGAAGGGCTCGCGAACAGGTTATTCGAGGAGCGAAACCAGACTTTCGAAAGAAGGACCTACCTGCGGTCAAGGCTCGGCACGGAGATTACGCCAAGCTTACCAATCGGGTAAAGAAGCCATTTTCTCCAGAGGCGAAAGCCTATCGCAAAGACGCCAGAGAGACCTATGTCAAGCGGCTGGAAACTACAGCCAATTCGCTGAAGAACGTCTCGGGTGATCGTCAGTATACGATTCGTGAGCGCGGGATCGAACTACCTGCTCAGGGCGGAGAGCTTCCCAAGTCGAAGCATTACTGGGACGTCAGCTCTCGTCCGGTAAAGCACGCTGCTATCGACGACTTCACGACACTCGAAGTTGTCATGGACAATGAGGGCTATATTACCGATCTCAAGCAGGTCGAGACCGGGTTGGCCCAGTCCTCGGTTGACGTCGGCGCCGCCTTTATCCTCGAACACTATGGGGTCAAGGGTATGCGCTGGGGTCAGCGAAAGGCAGAGCCGACGGCGGTAGGAACCACGGCCAAGTCGATCGTTCCGCATGGGACGAAGCGAAAGACCAAGATCAAGGTAGAGGGCGGAGAAAACCAACCTGCCCATGAAGATGCGGTAAAGGTGGCGCAAGCCCGGACCAAGCTCGTCAAGAGCGGAACCGCCGCGCTATCCAACAAAGAGCTCAAAGATGTAGCCAATCGGCTCCAACTCGAGCAGCAGGTGAAACAGCTGACTACCTCTGGGGGCAAGAAGTTCGTAGGTGGGTTCCTCAAGGGCCAGGGTCAGCAGAGTGCCGAACGAGTCGTCCGGAGAAAGGCGATGGCGAGAGGATTCTAGTCGAGAGAGGAGGTATTCGCTTGGGTCTGATAGTAATTCTAATCGGAGTTGTCATCTGGTTTACGCTTTCGTCATTGCTGGGACTTCTGGTCGTGATTGCTGGCCTGATCATGCTCTTCGTACCAGCAGTTCCCTATGGCTATTCCAGTTGGCGGGGTCGGCGAGGGCCACCACCGTAGAAAGGAGGGGTAAGTGGCGCTGTCCAATTCGGCAGTCCCGGTGTACTACGGGCAGTTCCGCAATGCGGTGATGCGAGGAGAGATTCCGGTCAACCGGGAGATCTCGCTGGAGATGAACCGGATCGATTCACTCATCGCAAACCCCAACCTTTACTACGATGATCAGGCGGTGGAGGGCTTTCTGCGCTTCTGTGAGGGTGAGATGACCCTGACGGAAGGAAGCGATCTCCACCTTCTGTTCACCTTCAAGCTATGGGCCGAGCAGATCTTCGGCTGGTACTACTTCATGGACCGGTCGGTCTACGTCCCCTCCGACGGCAACCACGGGGGCCATTACGAGACCCGGACGCTCAAGATCCGGCTGGTCAAGAAGTTCTACCTCATCGTGGCTCGCGGCGCCGCCAAGTCGATGTTTGCGGCCCTGGTCCACGCCTACTTCCTAACTGTCGATACCTCCACCACCCATCAGATTACAGCGGCCCCGACCATGAAGCAGGCGGAAGAGGTCTTGTCACCCTTCCGAACTGCCATAACTCGTGCTCGGGGTCCGTTGTTCAAGTTCCTTACCGAGGGTTCGCTGCAGAACACCACTGGCAATCGAATGCTGCGGCAGAAGTTGGCGACCACCAAGAAGGGTATCGAGAACTTTCTTACCGGATCTCTGCTGGAGATTCGGCCGATGACCATCAACAAGCTTCAAGGGCTTCGGACCAAGATCGCTACCATCGATGAGTGGTTGTCTGGTGACCTTCGAGAGGATGTCATCGGGGCGGTGGAACAGGGCGCGTCCAAGCTGGATGACTATCTGATCATCGCTATCTCTTCGGAAGGCACGGTTCGCAACGGTTCGGGCGATACAATCAAAATGGAGCTTGCGGACATCCTCAAGGGTGAGTACACCGCTCCCCACATCTCGATCTGGCACTACAAACTGGACGAGTTGGAGGAAGTAGCGGATCCAGCCATGTGGCTGAAGGCGAATCCCAATCTTGGGCAAACAGTGACGTACGAGACATATCAGTTGGACGTCGAACGCGCCGAGAAGGCTCCGGCAGCGCGCAACGATATTCTCGCCAAGCGGTTTGGCATCCCCATGGAGGGTTACACCTACTTCTTCACCTACGAGGAGACGTTGCCGCATCGTGTTCGTGAGTTCTGGCAGCTGCCCTGCTCACTGGGAATGGATGCATCGCAGGGCGATGACTTCTGGGCCTTCACCTTTCTCTTCCCGTTGGGCGGAGATCTCTATGGAGTGAAGACACGAAGCTACATCACCGAACGCACGCTCATGTTGCTGCAAGCGTCTATGCGACAAAAGTACGAGGAGTTCATCAAAGAGGGTAGCCTCCATGTTATGGACGGAACCGTGCTCGATTGGGAACAGATCTATGACGATCTTGATGCTTTTGTTCTCGCTTCCGAGTACGACGTGCGCTGCTTCGGCTATGACCCCTACAACGCCAAGGAGTTTGTCAAGCGTTGGGAGGCTGAGAACGGTCCCTTCGGAATTGAAAAGGTGATCCAGGGGGCCAAGACCGAGTCTGTGCCGCTCGGTGAGCTGAAGAAGTTGTCCGAAGATCGTCATCTCATCTTCGACCAATCTTTGATGTCGTTCGCCATGGGCAATGCCATTACCCTGGAGGATACCAACGGTAATCGCAAGCTACTCAAGAGGCGCCAGGAAGAGAAGATCGACAACGTAGCGGCCATGATGGACGCCTACATCGCATTCAAAGCCAATCAGGAGGCGTTCGAGTAGTGACCACATACAAGGCGCATATCTTCAAGCAGCGCAAGGTTGGCGAGCGAGAAGAAGTAAAACTCAAGCTGTTCAATCCGGACGGAACGCTGATTGATCTAGGAGGAGGTGCTGCTTCCTTAGATTCGGCTCGATTTGTATTCCAGGAAGTACCTGACTCCGGTCACAGTCGTGAGATGCGGACAGAAAATGACAGTGCTCTTACCGTATACTCAGGAGAATGGACAAGGGTACCGGAATCGGCTGGAGAAGAAGAGGGTGACTGGTATATCGGAGCTATCAGGCCTCCTGGTCCCGGTGTCTATCTGTTTTCAGGCGCTATTCATTTCTTCGACAACTCGTTCCAAGCTAAGCCGATCAAGGTAACTCTGGGAAACGAAGGGACTCAGGTTGGTAATCAGACAGAAATCTACAACGCAAATGCAACCGCGTTTGCTGGGGTAGATCCCCTTACTTATCAAAGTCGATTCCTGGTCCCGATTCATATTCCTACTCAAGGGGATAGCTACCTTTATGCAGGTGTGGAAACTTCATCTGGAGGGGACTTCAGCGGATCCACAATTCCTCAGGTATCGGTCACTGCTTTTCGGATGGTCGCATTATAAGAAGTAACTACCAGGAGGCATTTGAATGATACTGGGCCAAGTCCAGCATTTCGCCTCCCCGGAGGAGGCGCTCAAGCACTACTCTGTTGCTCATATCTCCGAAAAGCCCTGGAGCGACTATACCAAGGCCGATTACTCGATCGAGCAGTGGCATGCGGCATGTTCGATCCATGTTCATGACGAGGAGCCTACTTCCAAGAGTCAATGCAAGCTGCCGGTCAAGACTCCTAACGGGGCCTTGAATCGGAATGGTGTGCACGCTGCTGCAGCAGCTTTGGCTGGGGCTCGAGGTGGGCTCAAGGGGGTCTCTGACGATCAGAAGCAAAAGGCAGCCAAGGCGCTGAAGCGATATTACGCTCAGTTGGACGAGGATCCTCCGGAATCTTTGGCTCACTACGGAGTCAAGGGTATGCGCTGGGGGCATCGGAAGGCAGAAGAAACTTCCGATCGAGGTACTGCTCGTCGTAACGAAGCGGCAAAGCAGAGAACACCGGAGGGTTTCGCCACTGGAAATGCTACTCCGCCTCGGAAAAGCTCTTCCGGACGAGTCGAATCTGTTGGGACGAAGAAGGAAGAAAGCAACGAGGGTCGGGGTGGACTGAGCCCTACTCAGAAGAAGGCCTTGCTTGCCGCTGGAGTAGGCGTCGTTGCTATTGGCGGGTACGTTGCCTATCGCCATTACGCAGCAGGAAGAGCTCCTGAGTTTGACCTATCTGACCTGGCTAAAGGGCCGCTCAGTAAAACTCCGTTAGGTAAACTGGATCATGGCCATCCCGCCTTTCGGTTGAAGAACACCGACAAACTGATGGTCGACACCTCCAAGGGCTATGCCGATATTCGTAGCATCAATGGGTTTCCGAATGACTACGTGAAGGGGCGGCATGCCGAACTCATCTCTACTTTTGAGGAGATGCGGGAGAAGTACCCCGCCGTACGCAACTTGAAAGTCGAAGTCGTCCCTATGTCCCATGCCCCGGGCATGGAGGGACTAGCCGCCATGAAAAGCCCAGCCGCGGTAATGTCCATCAAGAAGGGCGAAGCTCGCCTTCTCTATAACGACCTTATGGACGGATTGTCTCCGGCAGAGGCAGAGTACGTAAAGTCCATGCAGCCTGGGGTATTTACCAAGAAGTTCTTGGGCTACCATGAGATGGGTCATATGCTGGCTGTAGCTCATGGTGATATACCGCCCGCCTTCGATGCCTTTACCAAGGGTGGATTCCGAGGACAAATCAACTGGGGGATAAATAAAAGCAAGTTTCACAAGCAAACCCTCAAGAAGCACGGGTTCTCGTTCAAGCAACTCAGCAAGCTGAGCAAATACGCTGCCACAGAACCGGCAGAAGCCTTGGCAGAATTGTCAGGACATTATTTTACTCCTGAGTTCCGGGCCAAGATGTCTCCTGGGGATGTGACCAGGGCGAAAGCTCTATTCGACGAAATGGGTGGTGTGACATGAGTGCTCCTGCGAACAAAGCTGCGCTCGACAAGCTGGAAAAGGCTGCTGAAGAGAACATGAAGGCGGGGGATTGGGTATACACGACGCTTCCCAATTCCGTGGTTCCGATTCCGACGGATCGAGAGCTCTCTTCGGAAGATATTCTGAAGCTGGTTGGCGGGACTCCCCTCCGGCCCAAACAGTAACTTGATGAAATACCGATTTGGCGAGAGGAGGGATTGATGGCCAGAGTTACCCAGCAGCGAACACGTCAAATGCTCCTCACGACAGGAGATCCGCTCGACCCAAACGAACTTCCGGAGAAAATTCAGCTCTTCAACGAGTTGGGCGAGCCGCTTATGATTGGCGGAGGGTTCGCCCGCACTGAGAAAACCGAGAATACCGCAGTTCTGGGTTCTGGGGCAATGGAAACTGATGTTCTCACCCTATATCCGTCGGTGAGACTGACCAAAATTGCCACCAATCGTCCTGCTCGGATACGTTTGTATCCTACGGCTGAGATGCGAGACAATGATCAGTCTCGTTCTCTAGGAATCAAACCAACGGGAAACCACGGACGACTTCTCGAAGTGGTCACGAGTCAGTTTATGCTTTCGCTTATTCTCAGTCCGGCGGTAGACATGACTTCGGTGGATACGTTCGATTCGGATTTCTACACTTCTGTGACGAATCTCGATACCGTCTCAGGGGCGGTTGCCGTCACTTACCACTATATCAGGACGGAGTGATATGGCAACTGCTTTCACAACTGGCACTATCAACCAGCCTGACGCGGGATCTGTCGGTCTGGCCATGGCTGAGAAGATCCGAGATGATCTTGTTGCTCACGCAGCATGGGAGTTGGTCGAGGAGTATTACCCGGCTACCGGAGCCGTTCGGTGGTATGTCTTTCGGTGTCTCGCCGCGCAATCGGGATTGCCTGCCGACTTCTATGTCATCATGGGTCGAACCCTCGGCGATGGATCTCTTCGTTTCTTTATCAGTGAGGGATACAACCCCGCTACACATGTTGTTACTCAGTACTGTGTGTCTAATCCCAGCTCCACTCAATTTCTATACGACAGCGTCGGTCGGGTTCCGGTTGCTACCAACTTTACGTTGGGTCTTACCCAAATTGCGGCAACATTTCCTCAGCCTCTATTCAATTCGTGGACTCCTAGCGGTACGTCTACCAAATGGTGGCTGATCGCAGCTGACGATGGATTCACGGTGGCGTTCAATGGGGCTTCTAATGGAGCTGTCCATGTCGGAGCGTATATTCCTCTGACATCTTTGCCAATCACGATGCCGATTCATCAATTCGGACTGCCTAGTACTAACGTAGATGGGCATGTGACCCGTAACCCGGCGATTGCCAACGTCAATCATTACGGTGGTGCTCTACAAACTAGCCTTTCTCCGAATACTGGAAGCGGGATTCTAGGGTTCTATGGTCCGCTTGCGATAAACGATGCCCTTCAAGGTGGGCAGCGTTTGGTTGCTGAGCGGGGAATCTTCACGAAAAACATCTTCTCGGATTCAGTGCAAATTCCGATATATGGTTGGGCATATGGGAAGGTAAAACGTATGCGATTCAATCCTACGAATCCTCCGGCTGGTTTTGCGTTTGGTGACGCCTACGTTCTTCAAGGTCGGCTTTGGGTTCCCTATGTGGCTACGGCAGAAGGCCACATGTGGGATACGGGAGTATCAGCCTGATGGCGATTATTGCCAATGTAGCTTCGCCGTATACGGCGTCAGCGGATTTGGTTACGTGGAGAGCTTTCGCGTTCCTTCTCACACCATCAGCAGCAGGCTTTGTGACTGATGGAGATGACATAGAAAAACCTAAGTATACGATTTCACCTCCGTATCATCTTACCTCGGCTTTAGCCACAGAAAGCACATATCTCGAACCTACCACCGGACAGATCTGGCCTCGATAGAAGAAAGGAGGTGATGTATGGCAAAGCTCGGAGACCGGCTGAGACACGCCTGGAACGCGTTCATCGATAGTGACAGTGCGAGAAACCGGCCTCTTGAGGTCTCTGCTACTGGATCATATTTCGG